GCAGGTGCGTCAAGCCGTCCACCGCCATCGCTAACGAGGCGAGCGAGGCGATTGAGGAAGCACTGGAAACCCGCCGGTAAGCCTCCGCATTTTTTCCTAAGCACCCCAAAAAAGACTTGCCTTCAATGCCTACATTCGCCAACATATGCAAACACACCGCGGCACACCACACGCAGTCTTAGTGCCATGGAATTCAACGACGACAACCTCCAAAGAATCACCACACCAGAGTTATGGATTTCTCCCTACGCCTACGAAAGTTTCCTCATGGTCGACGCCGCGTGCGACCGCTGGCTCAAGCGTCGAGCCGCACTACGGAGGCTCGCAAGTGAACGCATTGCTCACGACATACCTGCTGCTCCTTCTGCTGGCGATGATTGTCATAGCCATACTGGAGAATAACGACGGAGGCGCCGCCTAATGAAAAAGCAAATTGTTCCCAACGCCCCCGAGGTCGAGGCTGCCGTGCTCGGAGCCCTCATGTCTGAGCCCGGGATGATCGACGAGATCGCCGGCCTCAACGCTGACCTTTTCTTCACTCCCGCCAACGCGCAGGTCTTCGGCGTCATCCGCGACATCCGCGGAGCCGGCGGCGTGCCGAACATCGTGGCTGTGACGCAAGTCCTCGCCAGCCACGACCGCCTTGAATTTGTCGGCGGCGCTGGAGCCGTGACCGACATGGTCGCCCACACCGCCGGCGGCCCTGCCGCAGTCGAGTACCACGTCCAAACCCTCCGCGACCTCCACGCCCGCCGCGCCATCTTGAACGCCGCCGGCCGCTTGCAGTCTGCCGCATCGGATATGTCGCAACCCGCCGACAGCGTGCTGCAGGACGCCGGCGAGTCCGTCTTGTCGCTTTCCCTCGGGCAATCCACTGACAGCATGCGCCCCGCGTCTGCCATCGTGCCCGGCCTACTGGAGGAGCTGGAGAAGCTGATGGTGCCCGGGGCCAAACTGGGCGTGGAAACCGGCTTTAAGTCCTTCGACTACCTCACAGGCGGCCTGCGCCCCGGGCAGCTGACCATCGTGGCTGGCCGTCCCGCCATGGGCAAATCCGCCTGGATGCTCAACGCCTGCGAAAACATGTCCCGCCGCGGCGTCCCGACTTTGTATTTCTCGCTGGAGATGCCCGCCAACGAGCTGGCCAGTCGCGTTGTCCTCGGCCGCGCGGAGACCAACATTGAGGTCGTCCGCAATGGCTTCCTCGACCACGCCAGCAAGCTCCGCATCGTGCAGGCCGCCGACCAATTCGCCACGGAACCCCTCTACGTTGACGACCGCGGCGGTCTGACGATGCTCGACATCCGCGGCCGCGCACGTCTTGCCGTCCGCCGCTGGGGCGTGAAGGTCATCTTCGTTGATTATTTGCAGCTGGTCAGCCACGCCGGAGCCCAGTCCCGCGAGAACGAAGTTGGCTTTGTCTCCCGCGGCCTCAAAGCCATGGCCATGGAGCTGGGAGTGCCGGTCGTTGCCGCCGCTCAGGTGAACCGCAACGCAGAAAAGGCCGTAGACAACCGCCCAAAGATGTCCGACCTCCGCGAGAGTGGCAGCATTGAGCAGGATGCCGATTTGGTCTGTCTTCTGCACCGCCCCGCGTACTACGCAGCCGACCAGGAAACTGAGCCCGACCCTCAAGACGCTGAGCTGCACATCGCAAAACATCGAGCCGGCGCGACCGGCAAGGTGAACCTTATTTGGCGCCCGCGGCTGACCCGCTTTGAAAACGCGGCCCTCGGCAACCGCACCACGGACGCCGCTGACACCGTCTACGCACCGTCCCGGCAAATGCAGGAGGTCTTCTACCAATGAATTCCCGAGCGAAAGGCGCCCGCGGAGAACGCATGTGGCGCGATGAATTGCGTTCCGCATTCGGCGACTCCGGTATCCGCCGCGGTCAGCAGTTCAGCGGCCTCGGCGATTCCCCCGATGTCGTCTGCCCATGTCTGCCGGACATCCACTGGGAGGTCAAATTTTGCCAGGTGACGAAAGTCAAAGACTGGATCGCCCAGGCCATCCGCGATGCGAAAGACAAGCTCTTCCCGGTCGTCGCCCACAAGCGCGCCGGCGAGGACTGGCTGGTCACCCTGCGCGCTAACGATTTCCTCACCATCCTCCGCGGCTCCGATTTTCTAGTACCAACACAACAACAACCAGAAACCAAATAACATCATGGCAACAAAAACCCTAACCACACCCGCGGGCATTGCTCGCTATCCCCACCTCAACGCCCCTGACCGCAAATACGCCACAACGGAGGCTCCGCACGGCGTGTACAAGGTCAACTTGGAGATGTCCAACGACGACGCGGCCAAGTTCATCGCCGCCATCGAGGGCATGTTCAGCGAGTTCCTTGAGGAAAAGAAGCGCGAGCTGAAGAAGGACAAATTGAAAATGTATGATTTTCCGTGGGAGGAAAACGACGGCATGACGCAATTCAAGCTCAAGGTCAAAGCCATGGGCAAAAGCAAGGCCGGCGAAGAATACAGCCGCCAACCGAAGCTCTTTGGGTCGGACGGCCAGCCCATTGAGGCCAATGTCGGCGGCGGCAGTAAGCTCAAAGTCGCTGTGGTGCCATACTTCTGGTACAGCGCGACCCTGGGCGCGGGCATCACGCTCCAACCCAAAGCCATCCAAGTCCTTGACCTCGTTACTTGGGGCAGCGGCGGCAGCGCGCAAGCCTACGGCTTTGACGTGAGCGAGTCCGCAGCCCCCGCGGCCAAGACCGGCACCGACGACCAAGAGATCAGCTGGTAACCCGCATGCCTGCAAAAACACCACGCAAGGCAACCACGCGCAGGGCCAAGGCGGTCAAACCCGCCGAGCCCGACCGCTTCAACGCAGCCGGACAAAAAATCGTCCGCCTCGAAAAGACCCGGGCTCACCAGAAGTACCCGCTCAAAGACGGCACCGACGTGCCCGGCGCCTCGACCATCGCCAAGATCGGCGAGGACACCAGCGGTCTTATCCACTGGGCATGGAAGCTCGGCACTGAGGGTCAGGACTACCGGAAGGTCCGCGACAAGGCGGCCGATATTGGGACGGTCGCGCACTTCATGATCGAATGTTTTCTGCACAATCATGAGCCCGACCTCTCGGAGTTCTCCCCGGCAGACGTTGAGAAGGCGACCATTGCCTACAACAACTTCCGCACTTGGTGGGATGAGGAGGGCTTTGAGGTCATCGAGCCCGAGGTCCAGCTGGTCAGCGAAGAATACCTCTTCGGAGGAACCATCGATGCTCCCGCGCGCGACCGTGACGGCAAGGTCGTGCTCCTCGACTGGAAGACATCCAAAGCCATCGTGCCAGCGCACAAGATCCAATTGGCCGGCTACGAGCAGCTCTGGAACGAGAACCGGCCGTCCATGAAAGTCCAGCGCCGCGGCATCGTGCGCATCGGCAAGGAGTCGCCAGACGACTTTGAGGTTTCCTGGATCTTCTCCGCGGAGCCGTTGTGGGAAAACTTCAAGGCTCGCCTGTTCCTGCACTACGCAAACCTGCGCCTCAAGAAGGCCGCCTAACATGCGCACCGCCAAGCAAACACTTGACGCCGCATCGTCCGCCGTCTGCGGATCACGCAACGAGGACTACGGCTCGCCCGCGGATGACTTTGCAACGCAGGCCGAGATGTTCAGCAGCTATCTGTCGCGCACTAATGGCGCGCAGGTCTTGGTCGCGGCATCCGACATCGCCGCGCTGATGATCTTGGTGAAGATCGCCCGCCAAGCGCACTGCCACAAAGCGGACAACTGGATCGATGTCGCCGGTTACGCCGCCTGCGGCGCCGAGTGCGATGCTAAACAAGCCGACCTCGCCTAATGCCCCCACGCAGAACCATCGCTATTGTCCGCAAGAAGCTCGGCCGCGAAAAAGCGGACGGGATGACCATGGGCGACGGCAAGGTCTACATCGATCCCCGCCAATCCGGCGCGGACGAGCTAGACACGGTTCTGCATGAGCTAATGCACCACGTCTGCCCTGACATGAGTGAAGAAGCAATTGCCGAGAAGTCCGCCACGATGGCGAGGTCAATGTGGAAAGATAAATGGAGGCGCGTTCACGAATGACCGCGGCCGGCTACATCCTCATCGGCCTCGCCGCAGGCATAGTGCTCGGCGCCTTGGCAGCCTACGGCGGCATGTTCGCCTGGGCCATCCGCTACGGAAACAACGAAGAAGAATAAATTATGAAAAAACCCGCAGGACTATACGCCAACATACACGCAAAAAAAGCCCGCATCGCCGCCGGAAGCGGTGAACGCATGCGCAAACCCGGTTCTGCCGGCGCGCCTACCGCGAAGGCTTTCCGGCAATCAGCAAAGACCGCCAAGACGCGCCGGTAGCATGGCCGGCAAGGGCGACATGCTGCGTGCGGTGAATGGCGTTCTTTTTCGCCGCAACTGGGATGGCATTTTTATGAAGAAACCCAAACAGTATCCCGACTGGATCTGCAACCAGTGCGGCCGGCTGCACGGCAAGCGCCCCGAGGGCAACTCCGTGGCCACCTACCACATCGGAAGGTGCGGCGCCTGCGGCACTGGGGGCGTTGAGGTTACTGAGCCGCGGGACTTCGGCCACCTGCGGGAAGGATGGGACAAATGACGTTCACGCCCCTGCTAATCACTACCGTCTGCTATCTGGTGACCGCCGCCGGCTTCTACCGCGAGGGCAACTTGGGCTTATCAATCGCGTTCGCCGGATATGCAGCCGCGAATTTTGGCTTTCTTTACATCTGCGTTAATGGCCAGCCCTGACTCTATGACAAAACCCCGCGACATGTACGACCTAAGCATTGAGCCGACCGACCCGCCCGAGGTCAAGGCTTTGCTCAAGCAGGCCCGGGCCGCGGTGCAGGAGGCTTGCAAGCTGCGCAGCACCTGCAAGGTCTCAAAGCTCGCCCGGGCCTTTGCCGAGCGTAAGGCACGCCGATGAATTTACCTGACGGCATCAACGGTTCTGCAACGGCTTGGATGGTGTGCCAGCCGAGAACAAGTGGTGTGAACCAGCGGGAGGGCTTGCAGCCAACTCCCGCGCCGTCACTTTTGCGATGATCCACGAATTTCAGCGCATCGTCCCGGTGGAAACGCCGGTCGGCTACGGCAGCCTGCTCTACGTTGAGTCCGGGGGGCCGTTGTCGAATGACATCTTCGCCGTTGTCTTGGAGGACGGCGGCAAGATCCGGCACTTCCGCTCGGACCAGGTCACAGTTTTAGAAAACCCGACGATGGACATCGTTGGGAAGCAACTTTAGGACGCCGAGCCGACTTAACAACGGCCTGTAGGGGGCCGGCACGGCGCAGTGCACCGGCTCGGCGTCCTAATTATTTTGGAAAACGCACACGCACAACGCTTCACGCCTACCCCGCACCCGGTCATGCAGGTCGATTACGACATTCTGCAGGAACTCGGCGCGGATGAGGGCTGGCAATACCTCAAAAAACGCGAGGAGCTGATCGCCCGCGAGGCCAGTGATCCGTTTCGTCATGGTTTTATCCCTCCGGTGTGGCGTCGAGCCTCCGAACTGCTGGAAAAACACCGCGAGTTGCTTGTCATGGGCGGAAACAGGTCCGGCAAAACCGAGTGGGCAGCCAAGGAGGTCATCAAAACGATGTACAGCAAGCCCGGGGCGGTTGTGTGGTGCTTTCAGACCACGGCTCCGAACTCCATTGAGCTTCAGCAGCCCCGCATTTGGAAGTACATGCCGCCGGAGTGGCGGAACGCACGCAAGGGCCAGGTCACAAACATCACCTACAGCGTCAAAGGCGGCTTCACCGAAGCAAAGTTCGTTGCGCCCAATCAGGCGGTCTGCATCTTCCGCAATTACGCCCAAGATCCCTCCACAATCGAAGGCGGCGAGATCGATGCCTGCTGGTGCGACGAATTGGTGCCGCTTGATGTCCTAGAAACCCTCCGCTTCCGCCTCGTTGACCGCAACGGCAAGCTGGCCGTGACTTTTACGCCGGTCCAGGGCTGGTCGCCCACCGTTGCCGACTACCTTAACGGCGCCAAAAACGTGCAGGAGGTTGACGCCGAGCTGCTGCCGCGCAAGGACGCCGAGGGCAAGGTTGTTGGCTACGAGCAGGTGCCCATTGAGCAGATCAATCCGAAGGGCCGCCCGGTCCTATACTTCCACACGCAGAGCAACCCCTGGGCCGGATGGTCCCGCATGAAACGCGAGCTGCAGTCTGAGACCCGCGAAAAAATCCTCACGCGCGCTTACGGCGTGCCGACCAAAGCCATCGCCGGCCGCTTCCCGCTCTTCAATCCCAAGGTCCACGTCATTCGCCATTCTGAAATACCGAACGGCACTAAGTATCATTGGGTCGATCCGGCCAGCGGCAAAAACTGGTTCATGCTCTGGACCGTCTTTGACCCCGCTGGCCGCACCATCGTCTACCGCGAATGGCCCAGTCAGACCGAATACATTGAAGGCGTTGGCTACGCCGGCGAATGGGCGCTCCCAGACGGCAAGCGCATGGACGGCCGCCCTGGGCCCGCCATGCAGGACTTCGGCTTCGGCCTGCAGCGCTACAAAGACGAGATCCTGCGCGTCGAGGACGGCGAGCCCATCTTTGAGCGCTGGATGGACAGCCGCTATGGCCATTCCAAGACTCTTGGTAAGGAAGCGCCAACGACCCTCATTGATGAGATGGCGAGCCTTGACATGTTCTTCACCGCGACCCCGGGCGACAGCATTGACGAGGGCGTTGGCATGATTAACGACGCTTTGTCATACAATCCCGAACTCCCGGTAGACGCCCGCAACCAGCCGCGCCTGTACATTAGCGAAAACTGCAAAAACACGATCTACGCTTTGCAGACCTACACCGGAGCAGATGGCAAAAAGGCTCCGACCAAAGACCCCATCGACGTGCTGCGTTACATCTGCCTCTCCGACGCCATGTTCATCGACGGCGGCTCCATGAGGTCCCGCGGAGGCGGCAGCTACTAATGACTACGCTCTTCCGGGGCCAAGTTCCACCGCCAGACGACTGGAAGTGTGCCCCGGGCGGGCATCCCTTGTGCCAAGTCTGCGAGCGACCGCTCACGCCTAAATGGCTGCGCGACCCGCAACTCGGGCCGTGCTGCCTTGAGTGCGCGCCGTTTGTGGTCAACGCCGACAAGCTGCTCCGCAGCATACGAATCTCCCGATAGTTCAAGCCACACTTTAACTACTAACCAAAAACTATGCAGATCAACATATGTACACGCCGTAAACATGTCCCAATCGACATGTACAAAAACCCCGAAGATTTCGACATGTTTGCCGCTCTGGCCTTCCCGCGGGAGCAGGCGCCGGCTGCGTGGCTCGCCGTCATGCTGGCCCTGCAAGACCGGATCGCCGATGCTGTCCTTTTGGTCAGCGCGATGGCGACATCGAAGGAACCGGGCTTTGTCGCCCACGCCGCCGGCCAGCTCAACGCCCTGCAGGAATTGTGGGACGACCTCGAGCAGCGCAGGGCCGAGGCGGCAAAGCTCTAATGTAGTGTTGCGGCGACACTAGCCGCTGCGAAGTCTCACGAAGTGGACACAAGGTGTCACAAAAACGCCGCACTCGTTGTGACTCAAACGCCGTAGCTTCTACGGCATTCGCGCAATACTTCCGTAGAAGTAATGCTTTTCCTATCCAGCGAAATTAGTGCTGGACAAATGTACATCTGTCTGCCATACTCTTTGCCATCGATTAAGGAGTGCCCCGCTGTGTCGGGGCTGTGGTTTGTTTTAGTCGGTCGGTCTTGGTGACGTTCACCCTGGCACCATCTTGGGAGGTTTAGACCATGGAGGAAGTTACGGTTGCCGATCAATCGGCAGGAGAAGTTGATGTTTTGTCCACTGCACTAGGCGACTTGGGTTTTTCACCCGAGCCGGCGAAGGCAGACAAAAGCGAAGCATCAGATAGCGATAGCGATCTTTCGCAAGACGAAGAAGACAAGCCGGAGACTGAAGATCCGGCTGAAGATGTTTCCGAAGCTGAAGAAGCTAAGGAAGAACAGGACGAGGACGAGGAAGATGTGCCGCGGGAGAAGATCCAGCGACGCATCGACAAGCTCACCGCCGCCCGCAAGTCCGCGGAGGAGAAAGCCACGGCCCTAGCCGCAGAAGCGGAGGAGGCCAAAGCCAAGGTCGCCGAGTACGAAGCGCAGCTCAACGAAGCCGCCCGCCCGGTCCTTAGCCCCACGGCTGACAACCCGCTGGCCGATGTGGACACCCAGGAGGCGCTTGATGCCAAAATCCGGAGCGCCCAAGAGGTCCGCCGCTGGGCACTGCGCAACACGGACGGCGCCACGGTCAAAAGGCCGGACGGCACCGAGGTCTACCTCGATAGCGATCAGGTGAAGGACTACTTATTGAAATCTGACGATGTCATAAGTATCCACGCACCGGCCCGCCAGAACTGGCTCGCCCAACGGCAGCCGGCCCTTGAGGCCGCCAAGTCCCTGTTCCCCGACATCTTCAAGAAAGGCACCCCAATGCACCAGGCGTTCACCGCCACGGTCAAGCAGGCGCCGGAGCTGCTGAAGCTCCCGCAGGCTGAATACTGGGTCGCGCTGGCTCTCCTCGGAGAGCAAACGCTAATGGCCAAACAGGGCGCCGCTGACGCAAAAGCCAAGGCCGCCAAGAAAGTCTCTTCGTCCAAAGAAATCGCAAAAACGCCAACTCCCGCCAACCCGGTCAGCGCAACGAAATCTTCCACCAGTAGCAAAGGCGCAAAAAGCGCAATGAGAGCACTGACGGGAGACTCAATGGACGACATCGAGTCATTTGTTTCCGCGGCGCTCTTGTAAGGAAAACCCTAACAAGAAAGACCAACCAATCATGTCTCAAGGAACAGTATTCCCGAATTTTTCGGGCCTTCGCGAAGACCTCGCGGACGTTATCAGCATCGTTGATAACAAAAACACCCCCGTCACCTCGACCGCCCGCAAAGGCGCCGACATCACCAACCCCGGAGTTTTCTCCTGGCAGGCCGATGAGTACAAAGACCCGTCCTTTGACGGCGTCCTGACCAACGCCGACGTTTCGACCTTCGACGACGCCAGCTCCAGCCGCGCACTCCTCTCGGGCCGTGCGATGAAGTTCCGCCGCTCGATCAAGGTTGACGACTACACCCAAATCTCAGACATCGCCGGCATCGGCAAAAACAAGGCATTCGCTCATTCGGTTTCCAAGAGCCTTGTTGAACTGAAGCGCGACATCGAGTCCGCCGTCTGTTCCGACCGCGACAGCCAAGAGCAGGCCAGCACCAACCCCTACCGCACCCGCGGTCTCGGCAGCTGGATCAACGCCTCGGCGCAAACTGACCTCCCGGTTGCTGCGGCCTTCCGCACACCGTCAGGCAGCATCAACGCGACCGCCACCGCTTCCCTCACCGAAAGCGAAGTGCAGGCCGTGTTGCAATCGATGTACACCGTCACCGGCACGATGAGCAGCATGATGCTCGTCTGCGGCCCCGAACTGAAGCGCGCCTTCACCAACTTCACCCGTTTCGCGGGTGGAACTGACAACAAGGCCGGCCTCTCGGTTCGCACGTTCACGCAGAGCGCTGAGTCCAAGAAGATCGTTGCTTCCATCGATTCCTTCCACGGCGACTTCGCTGTGCTCGACATCGTTCCTTCGCTGTTCTTGGCCAAGGACCAAGCCTCGGCCGTTCAGTTGGCCCGCGGTTATGTCATGTCATCGGACATGATCGAATTACGTTATGGCCGCCGTCCCCGCTTCCAAGAGTTGGAAGACATGGGTGGAGGCAAGCGTGCGCTCGTCGATGCAATCGCCGCGCTCGTCTGCATGAACCCCAAGGGCTTGGCCAAGTTCGCCGCGACTTCCTAGTCGTAAACCAGAGAATATAATTCAA